TTGCAAATTTTAAGGCTTATTTTTAGAGGATTTTTGGGAATTTTTAAATTTATCAACAACTACTTTAAGTCGCTCATATTTTTACTCATCTTATTTTTTATTTTCACGCCAGATAGCAAGATAAAAGAGCCAAATTTAGCCCGCATAGACATCACCGGTACGATAATGGACACAAGCGAAATTTTAGAAGCGCTCGAAAAAGCAAGGAGTGATAGCAACATCAAAGGCGTGCTACTCTACATCGACAGCCCAGGCGGCGCGCTAAGCCCTAGCGTGGAGCTAGCCATGGCGGTCAAGCGGCTAAAAGAGAGCAAAAAAGTGCTCGCATACGCTGCTGGTAACATGGCGAGCGGCAGCTACTACGCTGGCGTAAATGCCGACACTATCGTAGCAAACCCGGGCGCTTTCATCGGCTCCATTGGCGTCATTATGCAAGGGGCAAACATCGAAAATTTAGCCAAAAATTTAGGCGTGAGCGAGCAGGTGGTGAAGGCTGGCGAGTTTAAAGAGGCTGGCACTTTTATGAGGAGCTGGAGCAAGCAAGAGCGTGAGAGCTTGCAAGGGCTCGTAAATGACGCTTACACGCTCTTTGTAAGCGACGTGGCGGAGGCTAGAAATTTAGATATCAAGAAAAAAGATGAGTGGGCAAACGCAAGGGTCTTTTTGGCACACAATGCCCTAAAAATGGGGCTAATTGACAGCCTTGGTAGCTACATAGACGCTCAAAACGAGCTAGCAAAAATGAGCCTTGTAGATGAGCCCATCTGGCAAGAAAAACCGCAACTCGAAAAGATAATGGAGAAATTTACAAAGCAAGGCATAAACTCGCTTTTTAACGCATTTTTCGAGACAAAGCTTAGATAATGAAAAACCAGCCAAGTTAAATTTAACTGGCTGGCAAAGCTTTTTGTAGCTAGCTTATCTAAAATTCCCCTCGCTATCCACAAAGAGTTCTCTCTCTGCTATTTTTATCAAAAAAGTAGTTTCATTTATCCTTTGAAGCACCTCAAATTTACCATAAATGCTATTTTTGATAATGGCATTAAAGTTTTCATCCAAAAATCCAAATTTATCACCTAGTCGTTATAAATAGAAAAATTCGCTAGCAAAATCAAATTCATTTTACATATCTTTTTTCTTTTTATAGGTCGTGGTTGTTTTTAATTTATGCTATTTAAAAAGTAAGTAAATTTGAGAGAAATTTAAAAGTAGATGGTGGAAGCGAGGGCTACCATATTTAAAATAAATATACCTATAATAGAGGATATTAGAAAAATTTTTTATTTTTAATATCCGTAAAAATATCCGTTTATTTTTTATCGTATAACTTTATAAAATTTAGGAAAATATTATCTATCCTTTTTAATTAAAAAAGGATAATAAATGAATCTATCTCCTGAACTATATCTAAAATTTGCTAAAGATGTTGAGCCAGAAATTTTTGAAAACAAGACACCTAAATTTCATTTAGAAATAATCCGTTTTATTGACGGTGAAGGTCAGTATAAAGCTATAGCGGTTTTTCGCGGCGCCGGCAAAACTACCCTACTAAATAAAATTTACGTATTAAGCCGCCTATATTTCGCTGCCGAGCCTTTTATCATGATCGTTTCGGCCAACGAGGACAAAGCGACAGCATTTTTGGAAGCGATCAAAGGGAGTATCGACAAGGCAGCTGCTAAAGGCTACGCCCTAGCCCGCGGCAAGGCTTGGAATAAAGGGTTTATTGAGGTCATCGTAAATCAAGGCATGAAAGACGAATGCGGTAAAAGTATAGAGAAAAAATGCTACGTAGTATCTCTCTCGGCCGGGCAAGATCCTCGTGGTATGAATATCGACAACATGCGCCCCACATTGCTGATCATAGACGACTTGGAGAGTAAGGTCGGCAGATACCCTATTGATTCAAGCGCCAACCGCCAAAAGCTTCGCAGTTGGTTTTACGCGGACTTGCTCCCTACTCTGCATCCTACGCGCGGCAAGGCCGTGATACTAGGCACCATACTAAACGGGGACAGCATTCTAAACAATATCGTAAATAACACAGAAGAGATGGATGCCAAACAAGACTGGACCTACATAAAAATCCCTATCATCAGGAATGGTGCCAGTTCATGGCCGTCTCGCTTTTCGATGGATAAAATCAAAAAAATACAAAGCACCCTAGTTTCAAAAGGGCTAGCAAACGAATTTTATCAAGAGTATATGTGTGCTGCGATAGATCCGCAAAAAGCTATCTTCAAGCGTGAATATTTTAGATATTTTAAGGGTGTAGAATATAGGGCTGACGAACCGTTTACGACCATAACTGTAACCGATGGCGTGAATAAACAAGAGTTAAAAATCAGGCGAGCAAATAAGATAGAACTAGAAAATGGGGAGAAAATTTGGCTAAAAGAGTGCCAAATTTATACCGTAGCCGACATATCAAGTGGAAAAGGTAGGGATCAGACCGCCTACGTCACCTTTGCGATAGATAGACAAAATAGACTTTTTATCATCGATATCACGAGCGGATACTTTACGCCGTTTGAGAGAAGTTTACGAGTAATCGAAATTTATCTCACATTTGGCCCAACGCGTATCGGAATAGAAAAAGCTGGCATGCAAAACGACTTTTTCTACACAATCGACACTATTCAAAAATTAACGGGCGTAAATTTGCCGATAGACCCGCTCAGCCATGGCGGCAACTCCAAAAATAAACGTATCTCAAATGTAGAGCCCTACTACCGCACAAGACAAATTTATCATAATGCAAATTTAAACGCTACCGACGAATTAGAGGCACAGCTGCTTGGATTTGACCCGGAGACGGAGAGCAAGAGCGACGATATCATGGACGCGGCTGCATATATTTTACAGTACATTGCGGGACGATTTTTTGACGAGAGCTACGATGAAATTTATGATGAATATGCAGAGGAAGAGAGCTGGGTGTAAAAGTATCAAATATATTTTTAAAAATAGTAGATTGTAGTACTGTTATTGATGCCATAGATAGCGAGCTAGTCATAACGCAGATAAACTAATCCTTAGATAATTTTATACGTTTTTTAGGAAAACCATAGATTAGACTACACTTAAAAAACGGAGTAGTCTATGAATGAGGATTTAAATTTAATCGAGCGAGCATTTAGTGATCTTGAGCAACATAAAAATAGATTCTTAGAGTGTGAGCGGGCGTTTCGTGCCGAGTACGAGGGCGAAGATAACCGCACTACAAAACGCAAAAACTCTGAGAGAAGCCGTTCTAAACTATATATCCCACTAATAAAAACTACCATCTTTATCATTCATGCGATTTTTAAAACAAGCTTCATGAGTGATCGTTGTCCAATAGAGATCACTCGTGTTGGCCGTAGAAGCGATAATGACCTAATCTTACAAAATGCACTTACTGCTGTATTGAAAAACAGATGGAAGAAAAAAGAGCATCGCGTTGGTTTAAGTAAAGCTGTCATGAGCGCACTATATCTACCTCTTGGCATAGTAAATTTATTCTATGACAAAGAGCAAGGCGATATCGCTACACGTTTTATACCCATTACTGATCTGGCATTTGATAGGCATGCAAGTGATATCAACGACATAGAATACGTCTGCTACAAATGGCGTCAATCAGTACGCCAAGTCGAAGAAAAAATCAAAACTAAATTTTACAAAAGTAAAGACAAGGATCGCATTTTAGGCTCTAAAACAGAGTGGAGTCAAAGAGTACAAATGAAAGATATCTATAAAAAGATATATGTAAACGGTCGCCAAATGTGGGAATTAAAGAGTTTTGCCAATGATTATTTAGTCAGAGAGACTAGATTTTCAACTTTGCCATTTCATTTTGGATATTGCATGGATGCGATGCCTAGCATTGACGAGAGCACGCGTGAGAATGAAAATGCAGTATATGGCTCATGTGTGCCAGAAGTGGTAAAAGAGATACAAAAAGAATACAACATCAAACGTAATCAAAAGATAGATATCACTGAAAACCAAATAGATCCATCCTTTATCGTAGATAAAACAAAAGGTGTCGTAACAGTAAGCGACGTGATGGCTAGAAAAAAGGTCATTAGAGTAGAAACTGATATGGGCACTAGAGTAAGCGATGTAATAATGCCATTTCCAGTGCCACCAACATATCAATTAAGCGAAGAGATCGCTATGCTAAGCAAAGAGTATGAGATAGCCACTGGCGTAAATAGCGTAATGACTGGGCAAACTGGGCCAAGTGACCGACGCGCAATGGGTGCGTTACAAACTGTAAACGCGGCTAGCTCAATGAGAATAGAAAGCATGATGCAAACACTACTTGAAACAATGCTATCAAGCTATGCTCAGCACTTTGTGGAGCTACTTTACCGCTTTGTTAGCGATGATGAATTTATAAAGATAACTGAAGATGAAAACATTATAGAAGCGATCGGTACTTTGGCAGAAAGAAAAGCCAATCGATTAGATTTTGATGTTTCTGTAAATTTTGGCACCACGATAGCAAATGAAGTAAAAATAAGTCAGTTAAATGGCTTGCTAGGAGTACTTGCACAAAATCAAATAAGCTCACCACAAATAACAGGCGAAATCGTAAAAGAAGTACTAACTTTAATTCTTGGTGAAAATGCGCCAATAGAGCAAGTTGATCAAGCTATGACACAGATGATGGCAGCACAAGAAGCGGCACAAGCAGAGGCTGTGACGCAAGATGAAGAAGCACAAATAAAAAACGAACCTAGCGAAGAAGATATGGAGATGGCAGCTTTAGTAAACGGCGGAATTTGAAAGGACATGACTTGAAAATTTTTACGTTTTTTAGGATGCAGACAAATAAAATAATAAAAATTTTAAAGGAGAAGAAATGGCATATAAGGACAAATACGAGGTTCTTGGTGTTATCGTCGCTTTGGCTACAAACGGACTTAGAGTCTATAAAAAAGGCGAAGAAGAGGGGCAGATTAGCGGTGGAAACATCGGCGATGTTGTGGTTAGGGCTAAGGGCGAGGATGGCTTTGCCACCGTAGGCATTATAGGTGAGCAAGAGTGGAAAGAGATGCCACAAAACGAGGCGGCCGAGACCGAGCTGAAAGAGATCGTATCTGGGGCAAAAAATCTCGCACCAGAGCTAGCTAAAGCTAAAAACGAAATTGAACGCTTGAAGGCTGAAATTTTAGAGGCAAAAGGTGAGGCAGAGCGTTTTAAAGAAGAGTGTGCAAAATTACAAGACCGCGTGAGTGATTTGGCTGGCGAAAATTTAGCTTTATCACAAAAAATTCAAAAACTTGAAGCTGAAAACAAAAAACTAAAAGAAGCGACCAAGAAAGAGGACAAAAGCAAGACTGATAGCGCTTCTAAGACAAATGAGTCGCAACAAGGTTTAATTTAGGAGGTAATGAGCAATGGATTTAGATGGGATCTATGATCAAGATTTGGAGGGGCTAGCGGCTGCGGAGGAAACACAGACGCAAGAGGTAAAATCCAGCGTAAAAGATAGCCAAAAGCCTGGGCAAGTTAGTGAAAAAAATGCACTAACTACATCAAATAATGATGATGTAAAGCTTAACAAAGAAGAGTACGCAGATTTTCAAAGAATGCGTCAAGCTGCGCAACTTTCGCAGATGGAGACAGATTTTAGGAAGAGTTATCCGGACTTTGATATGCAAAAAGTCACGGACAAAATTTTAGAGATGGATGAGAAAAACCCTGGCACTGGCGATGCGCTGCTGACCCCAGTAGGGATTGAAAACGTCTATCTAAAATTTTTCCATGGCAAGGCACAAGCGCAAGTTGATGATGAATTTGACATAGCAAGAGGGACTGGTGGCGGCGTTGATAGGTCGGAAATGATGAAACGCATAAATAAAGGCGAAATAAGCCAGAGCGAAAAATACGCGTATTTAAGCAAAATTTTTAACTAAAAAAAGGAGATAAAATGCCTATTATTAGACAAGGAATAATGACTAGCGATGAGGCTTTCGGAAAAAAAGGCACTGAGTTTTGGAATACGATAAAAGAGATGGGATGGAAGCAGACGCCGTTTTTGACGTCTATCCAAGATGGTTCCCCAATAGATAGGAGTACGAATGCGGCGGCTGGGCATACGTGGTTTTATGACGAGACTCCAGACGGCGAAGCCGATAACGCGCACTTGGAAGGTGGTGTTCCGGCTGCTTTGAAATACGGTACAGGTGGACAACTAAGGAATCACTACCAAATCGTAAAAAATACTTACGGCGTTTCGGGAACGGAAGAAGACAGTAAGAGGGTAGACGGGAACCTAATCCTAACTAAAAACGGCGAGATGGAGTCCACTAGACATAAAAAAACGCTAGAGAAGATACTGCTTTCCGATCAAGTCGCCGTCCAAAGGGTCAATACTGGCGTTAAAAAAGAAGGAAAACTTGGCGGGTTAAAAAGCTTTTCCACTGCAATCAATACCTTTGACGCCGCAGGAGCGGATATGTCTATGCAGTTTATTAGGGACCTGCTCAAGATTGGACATTTAAGGGGGTTGCCTTATGATTTCTTGCTAATGGGTGATAGACAAATGGATAGGGTGACGGATCTGCTCGATAAATACAAGCAAGCCAACTACACCGTAGAGTATCTGAATGACAAGGTTACGGCGATAAACTCCCAATACGGCGAGAATGTAAAGCTACTTTTGTCTCCGGAGCTTGCAAACAACGAGGTGATAGCCTATAGGTCCGAGGATATTTACGCGCTCTACTGGAGAATAACAAAAAAAAGAGATCTGCCTAGCGAAAACGACGAGATCAAAAAAGAGATACTGACCGAGCTTACTCTTCGCGTGTGTACACCAGTAGCGTTTGCTTGGCTAAAAAATTTAAAGGTGTAAAATGAATTATGAGGCGTTTTTGCAACGTTTAAAGGTATCCACAAGGGGAGATATAAAGCTCCCTGATTTTGAAGAGTTAAAATCTTTGGTGGAAGAGACGGCGGCAGATATATCGCGTGCGGTAACGCCTCTTGAAATGATCGAGATAGATCATAGAAATTTTGGTATCGAATACCATATAGACAAAAGACGTTTTGTGAGGAAATTTAACACACCAAAAAATGAAAATGATAGGGTTGATTTTCTTGATGAATCGCTTTTAAAGGCGCTTATTTATGGAGTGGCCAAAAAAAGAGCACATGCTGAGTTTTATGCAAAATATAATAAGTTTTATCTACAAAATTTATGTGAATATGAGCTAAATAATTTTAATGAAAATTCATATAACTTAACAGAAGCACTTAGAATAAAGGGTTGGCTAAAGCCTTATAAAATAGATTATGCCTTAGATCCTTACTATTCATGGGATGAAAATTTTATAAAAAGACTTGATTATTACATGGCTAATATCATTTATGGCCAAATCGATAACTCCGAGCATCCAGAGAAATTTTTAAATAGTAGTGAGCTTGGATATAGGAAATTTATATATCTTTTTGTCGCCCATCAAAATGGCGAATATGCCGATAGAGAGGATCTAAGAGCGCTTGATAGGCTAATGAGCAAGAAAATTTTAGGAGAGTGAAAGATGGCTGATAAAGAATTTACTCAAATTTGTAAGGAAATTTTAGGGATAGGCAAAAGGCTTGAAAAGATAGAGCCTGATGAGCTAAGAGAGATAAAGGCTAGCATAGAAAGGGCAAATGAGGCTTTTAATGCTAGTAAAGCATCATTTGATGAGAGCAAGGGTGATTTTGATAGTAAATATAATAAGGTAGCTCAAATAGTAGAAACTTTTGATACTTTAAAGGCTCAAATAGAAGAGGTTTTAAAAAGTGGAATGATAAACGATAGTGCAGAGGCCTTAATTTCTACATTCTCATCAAAAAAAATTATGGATCTTTTAAATGAAGCAAAAAGAGTAGTAGATGAAAAATTTAGCACTATACATAAAAATGGTATAACCCCTTGGAACTCTACATTAGAGTATCCTGCTGATGCCATTAGTGTTTTAAACGGTAAGCTCTATCAGGCAAAAACACAAAATACAAATAAAAAACCTAGTGAAAATAAAGAAATATGGCATGTTATAGTTAACAAAGAGTGGTGCGAGCAAACTTTTTTAAATAAAGATGAAAAAATCGACGCATACAACAAAGAGCAAAGCGATGATAAGTTTGCACCAAAAAAGAGCTTGCCATCACTTGCAACCGAAGCTAAAGCAGGCATCACAAAGCTTAAAAACAGCGTAACATCCAAAGCAGAGGACGCAACAGTAACCGAAAAAGCACTGGTAGATTTCGTGCAAAGCCATACACCACCAGCTCTTGGCGTAGAGCAAACTTGGCAAGACGTTACAAGCCAAAGAGATACAAATATCACATATACAAATACAACTGACAAACCCATAATGGTAATGATCTCAGGAGAGCCACGTATGGAGGGGGATCTATTTATTTTCGTAAATGGTGCAAGGATATACATGCAAGAGCTTGATGCCTCAGCTGAAACTTCAATCAGTTTCATAGTGCCACCAAAAGCAACATATAGAGCTGAAGCATATTACGGCAATGGCGGAAGCTCTAGGAGAAGCCTTAGTGATGTTTTTAACCCTAATTATAAACTATGGGCAGAACTTAAATAAGGAGAAGCGATGAGATACTACAAAGATAAAAATAGTGAAATTTACGCATATGAGGATGATTTGAGTGATGAGGAATTGGCTAAAAGTATTAAAAGACTTTCTCTAACACCTTTAACGCAAAAGGAGCTAGAGAAATTTTTAGCACCAAAGCCAACAAGAGAGGAAAAGATAGAGCGTTTAAAGCAAGAGTTTTTAGCAAGAGTTGATGCTACTCTAAACACTACCGCGCACGCTCATGGATATGACAACATAAACACCGCCGTAAGCTACGCAGGATATGAGAATAAATTTCAAGCTGAGGGCATAAGCTTTGGTAAGTGGAGAAGCAAGGTATATGAGTGGGGATATGGTCTGCTTGAAAAGATAATGAAGGGCGAGCTAGATATAGATAAGACGAACATCGATGAAGTCTTGCAGGCTATGCCAGCATATCAAGGAGTAGGTAAATGAATAGAGTAGTTTTAAAACCTTACAGCAAAGACCAGTTTATAGTTGTAAATGAGTATAAGTATAAAGAGTGGGTAGTGCCTGAGGGTTATATAACAGATGGTGCTAGTGTGCCACGCATCTTTTGGAGCATATTCCCACCAAATCGCCCTGAGTATCTAAGTGCTGCTGTGCTTCACGACTACCTTACAGACTTAGCACAAATAGGGCAAATAACCACCTTTAAAGAGGCTGATGATGCCTTTAGGGAGGCACTTTGCGAACTTGGTGTTGCTAAGTGGAAAGTGTGGGTGCTTTATGTAAGTGTAAGGGTCTATCATGCGCTTAGGTATAGAAAGGATGCAGATGCTAAGTCCTAGTTTATATCTTAGTGGCTTCTTGCTACTAACTACTCTATTTCTTGGGTATAGGTATCAAAGCTTAAATAATGAGCTTAGCGTTACAAGAGCTAATCTAAAGGCTAGCGATGAGATGAACCTTAGGCTAGTTGCCGTCTATTGACGGCTGTATTTTTTATAAATTTTATCAAACAAAGGAGACACAATGCAAAAGTACATAGGAACAAAAGAGATCAAATCGATGCCAATGAGTCGTGGAGAATACAACAAACTACGTGGCTGGGAAGTGCCTACGGATGAAAATCCAAATGATGAGGGCTATCTTATAGAGTACGCTGATAGTAAGAAAAATCATCCAAATTTTGACGGCTATATCTCGTGGTCGCCTAAAAACATTTTTGAAGCTGCCTATCAAAATATCTCTGATGGGTTTGATTTTGGCTCTGCAATACGTTTTTTAAAACAGGGTAAAAAGGTAGCTCGCAAAGGCTGGAATGGCAAAGGGATGTTTTTATTTTTAGTCAAAGGATCTAAATTTATCGCAAATCGCGAACCACTTTTATCTATCTTTGGTGAGGGGGAGGAGATTGATTATTGTCCTCACATCGATATGAAGACGGCTGACGATAAGGTTGTGCCGTGGCTTGCTAGTCAAACAGACGTTCTTGCTACTGACTGGGTGCTAGTAGAATGAATTTCTTAATTGCAAATAAACTTTGGCTAATCGTAATTGGTGGGTTAATGGGTGTAATGCTAGGACTTGGAGCTGAAATTTATAGTCTAAAAGGTGGTATTAAAGACGCTAAGGCTGAACTAAAAGAAGCACAAAACGAGCTAGCGATAAAAGAGGCAATTGGCGCAGTTGTTAAAGCAAATCTCGAGGCGTGCAACGTAAAGATAGAGTTGCAGAATGCTAAATTTAAAGAGCTTGAAATAAAAAAACCTGATGTAAAAAAGACACAAGAAAAAGCTAGGAGCAAATTTGATGGTATCAAGCCACTGGTTACGCAAAGCTGTGAAGAGAAGCTGGAGCGTTGTGAAAGGATTTTTGATGAGCTGGCACGTTAAGATCACGCTTTTTCTTGTCGCTATATTTTCAGGCTGTGCAAGTAAAGAGCCGCAAATCATTAAGCAAACAGAATATCAAGATGTATATATCACAGTATCTTGCATTGACAAAATGCCACAAAAACCAGAGCGAGATAGAAGCGATCCAGACAATCAAAAAAAGATAGCAGAGTATTTTAAAGCCTGCGAAGATCTTCTAAGGCAATGTGTGCATGCAAATGTGCCACAATCTAGTACGTCCGCAGCAAAATCGGGAGAAAAAAATGAGTGAGATTAAGCTACTACCAAAACCAAAAAGCAAAATTAGGCGCTGTTTAGTGCTGTTACTTGGTGGTTTATTTATGGTTGTGTTTAGTATCGCCCTGTACCGCCTTTACGGCAATATTTTTTACAATGAAGAGATGAAGCTCACAGCGTTGGCCATCACTCAAGGTGTAGTAAATGTTCTATTGAGCCCGGCAAAGATAATTAGTATCTTTAGAGCATAGCTGTGGAATTACATTATTTATTTTATGTATTAATCATAGGTTGTGCAGGCTCTATCACCGCTTTTATAAAAAATGGTGGTGGAGGTATAAAAATTTTACTCAAACGAACATGGGATGGCTGTTTTAGTGCATATGTTGTTTATGAGATAGCTTACTTTTTTGCCAAGGACGAACACGTGAGTTTTGCGATTTGTGGTGTGGGTGCTTGGATGGGAAGTGAGGCACTGATATTTGTTAGAGACTTTGTATCAAGCAAGGCTGGAAGGAGATACGATGGCTATGACGACTACGGCGGAAATTTTAAACACGAGGAGTTTGGCGATGATAAGTAGTGAAATATTGCAAGGCATGCAAGCACAGCGCACCAGATGCACCGTATGGAGTAGAGTTATGGGAGAGTGAGCGCCTTTAGAGGACGACGACTGCTCGTCGTCCGTGCGCAAGCGAGTGAGCGAAGCATATCGCTTACGCGATGCTAGCGATGGGGTATTTGATGAAAATTTTAACACGTCAAAGCAATGTGTTAAAAAACCTTAAAAAGATTAACACATGGAGCGAATATGGCAGATTTTAACAACGCTTTTCAAATTTTAATGAGTTTAGAGTTTAGTCGCCCCGAAAAAGCTTTACACAAAAATCCTACCGAGCGTGAGTGGACATTTATGGGGATATATCAAAAGTATCATTCAGCCTGGAAAGGTTGGAATGAGATACTTGCTGCGTTAGCTTATGGTGGTGATATCGAAAAAATATCAAGGGTACTGTTTGATAACAAGGATCTTCGTGATGAAGTTTGGAAATTTTACAAGCAAATGTATTGGGATATGATGAGACTAGGTGAAATTAATAGTCAGTTAAAGGCCAATGAAATGTTTATATTTGGCGTAAATGCCGACACAAAACCTGCCATAAGAGCTGCACAACGAATAGCTGGTGTAGTAGATGATGGCATAATGGGTGAGATAAGCTTGGCCGCTATAAATAAAGTAGATGAAGAGAAATTTGACAAAGAATTTGATAGAGCGGAGCTTGAGCACTACAACATGCTAATTAAACAAAATCCAAAATTGAGAGTCTATGCCAATGGCTGGAGAAGAAGGGCGGAGGCAGTATGAGCTTAGAAGAGTTAGATGAAAAGATAAAAAAACAGCAGACGCAAATAGATGATCTAAAAAGTAAGGTTTTATCTTACGAGAGCTCATTTGGTGATATAAATAATGCCATAAATACGCTATCTAGTAGGATAAGTGATATAGAAAATAATGGTATTAAGACGGCTGTTGGTGACTTGCAAGAAGATATAGCCTCACAAAGGCTAAAGATAAATAAATTAGACAGGATAAGAAAGGGGCTAGCATGAGTGTGATAAATTATAAAGAAAATTTTGTAGAAAATTTTGAAGCGATTTTGGCAAGTAGCACTGGCGAGCGCTCAATATATCAAAAGGCTTTAGTGCATATAAAAACGGAGTTTGACAACTTTCAAATCACAGATGATGCGAGGGCTAAATTTATAACCTCGCTTATGGCTGAGATGACTATAGCTTTTACGACAAAAGCGATGGAGGCAGCTAGCGATGTGGCAACTAAGGCTTTGACGCTAGAAAAAGAGCTTGAGGCTTTGGAGCTAAAAAATCAAGGGCTTAGAGATAGGCTAGAACTTGATAAGCAAAATTTACAGATGCAAATAGAGCTAACTAAAGCTCAAACGGAAAAGACAAAGGCCGAGGCTAAGCTAGCCCAGGAGCAACAAGCAGCCGTAAATGAGCAGGTAAAGGATAATAGAATAATTAAAGCTGGCATGATGACTGGGGATTTTATGCAAAATGTCTCTAATGGACAGCTTAGCGTGCCTTCTGATATGTTTGAGTTCTTTTTTAACATAGTCTATGAGATAGTTAAAAAGGGCGGAGTAGATATCAAAAAGGTAGCAAATTTTAATCTACCAAAAACAAAATGAGCAGCGCGGCCCCAAAGGGGGCATTTCTAAGCGAGCAAAGCGAAGCGGGTAAATGAAGCAGTTTATAGCCTTTGATGATGAGCTAAATATAACAAATAAAGAGCCAGATGATGCCTTTAGCTATCTAGCTGGCGGAGAACTTTATGCTAATACCTTCGCTGCCGGTGCTGGTTATATGATCGGCAGAACCTCCCAAATAAACTACACTTCTATATTTTTACCTTTTTTTGTAGATGAGATCTCATCTATGTTGGAGCTTAATGAAGACTTTGCCGAGTTTGCGCTGATGCCTATGCAAATGATCTTTTATAAGTCAGCTGATGAAAAGAGGCGTGGCTATGAGAAATTTGATGAGATAAGTGAAGATGCCCAAAAGATAGTAAAGCTAGCTAAAGATTTGTATGAAAGAAGTGGTGGCAAGATAGGTTTTACTATGGATGATGAGCCTATTAGCCAAAGAGTTAATAACGAAAATTTCTTAAAAGAGTTAGTGGAGCAAAGGCAAAAGAGCGCTTTTAAACAGCTCTTGCAAAATATAGCATATGCTAAATTTGGTGTCGTTGGTGCGATAGTGGCTGGCTGGGTCTATGATGGAAGAGTAAGTGGCGCTGTCGTGGTGGATGTTGTGGAGCGAGTGGTAAGTGCAAAGATAGCTGATGTGGCGGCCGGTCTTTTGGCAAATGCTGTTGGTTTGCAGGCTGGTTTTGCCACGCTCGGGCTTAGTATGGTCGTGGGATCTGTTTTAAATGAAGCCTTTGAGGTGGCTAGCGGGCTTGATATAAGCTTTGGTTTTGGTGGAGATATAGCAGGCTTTAATGAGATAGGACAAGGCATATATGAAGCTCCTTTGTCATTTTGGGAGGGTGTGAAGTCTATGTTTGGAGGAGTGCCAACAAAGGATCTAGCATATGATAAAGAGAGCTATGAGAGAACTGGGCAAATAGCTGGCGTAAAAACTAAATATGGAATGTATATAGCTCAAGTTGGCGATAATCTAGTAAGTGGCAAAGGCATGGGGCTAAATAAAAAAGAGAGAGATAGCGCTTTAGGCATGGCAAAAAGCATGGCAAGAGATCTTGATAAAGCCTCAAAGATGAGCCGTAGCGAAAAGAGTAGGCAAAGACAAGCTGAGAAACATGGTAGCTCTAGCCGTGATGGCTCTTCAAAGATGAGTAGAAGCGAAAAGAGTAGGCAAAGGCAGGCTGAGAAACACGGCAATACTGGCAGAAATAGCTCACATGATAGAAATGGTGCTGGAAGAAATAGCGCAAGCGGTGGCGCTATGGCATAAAAATATACGTTTTTTAGGAAATGTCCTAGTAATAATATCACTAAAAAAAGGAGCTTAGCATGTGGGATTTTTTAAAAAATTTAGGAGATAAAGCTAGTCAAAATGCGGATGGACTAAAGGCGTTTGGCTCTCTTCTTGGTGCTGGTGCTGGGATATGGAGTGCAGTAGAGCAAGGCAGACAAGCTAAAAAACAAAATGATCTAGCTATGAAAAACTATAATCTAAATATGCAAATTTTAAAAGATGAGAAGGCACGTCAAAAGAAGATGCAACAAAATTTAGAGCAAGGCTGGGCAGGTGCTACGGCAAATGTAATGAGCAAGGATGAAGAGGAGAGAAAGAGAAATGGGCTACTTTAATATAGAGTTTCTAAGACGTCCAGAGCTAAGCCCGCTAAGTCCTAAAGCCGGATATGCTGCAGGGCTTGGTGCTGTTGCAAATGGTATAAAAGATGTGGGAAATATAGGGCTAAATCGTCAAAAGATAGATGATGAAAATAAGAGGTATCAAGAGGAGAAACTCTTTAGAAATGATGAGCTAAATTTTAGAAAAAGCTCACATGCGGACACGATGAAAGCAAAGGCTGATGAACTTTCTTATCAAAAAGATAAAGACGAAAAAGACCGCATTTTTAACGAGAAAAAGCTAAGTATGGATGAGCTTAGAGCAAATAAAGATAGGGCTGTGGATATTGCTAGGGTTAATGCTCAAGCTAACTACAACAACACTCTTGCCATGGAGTACGCTGATAAGATAGAGCGACAAAAACAAGAAGATGCGGCAAATGTTGCGGCATTTAAACAACTTTTCCCAAATGAGACAAAGGGCAAGAGCGATGCAGAGATCCTGGCCATAGGAAATATAATGCAGCGTTTTAGCAAAAATAAGGCTACCACAGGTGATGATGACTGGGTGAAGGTAAACGCGGCTACATATAACGAATATGCACACCTTGGCGTGGCAAGAAATACCAAAGATGGATACTATCTTAATAAAAATTTTGTAGATGAGCTAACAAGAGAATCATCTGCTAGAAGTGAGGCAAAGGGTAACCAAGCTGAATATAAAGATAGACAAAAAGACTTATCAAAGAAAAAGCCACTTATTTTTGGTGATGATGGAGAGATGTAAATGGCTATTACCATACGTGAATATTTGGGCGATGAAAAGATAGCACAATTAGAAAGCATGGGCTTTTTGCCAAGCCTGAGCACAGATATGGCTAAACGTCAGTATGCTGCCGATAAGCAAGCCAAAAGAAAGGAACTTTCAGATGTTGGCTTGGATGGAAAATTGGTTCAAAGTGTAATGCGTGGGGATATCAATGAGGAAGAAGCTAAAAATGCACAAAAATTTGAAGAATTTGGCTCTAAAAAACATGGCTTCGCACTTGGCGCTGCTAAGACGGTAACAGGCATAGCAAACACTGTTGAGCGAGTTGGTGACTTTATAAATCCATTTTATGAAGGCAAACATGATAAAGATGAAAACTATATCTATCAAAACGGCTTAGAAAAGTCTCTACGCCCTAAGATAAAAAACGTTGAGAAGATGCGAGATGACTACGAAAAGGCAACTGGCGAGACGTCATGGGGTAGCCGTTTGGCTGAGATAGGCACGGAGATGGTTGGCGATCCTATAAATTTTGTAGGTGGAGTTGGACTACTTAGCAAGGGTAGCAAACTAGCTCAGTTTGGTAAAAAGACCTTATACTTTGCAGGCACAGGTGCTGCAAGTGGAGGAGTGGCAGCTCTTGGCGAGGGTAAAAATGATGAAGAGACATTAAAAAATATAGGCTATGGCGCAGCTGGTGGGTTTGTTTTGGGACACGCGATAGATCAAGGCATCCAAGGCATAAGTAAGCTCATAGCAAAGCGTCAAGCAAGCAAAATGGCAAATGAAGCTGATGCGATAGAGAGTGCTGAAAATAGCGAGTTTTTGGGTGGTGAGCGAGCGGAGATAAATACGGCTGAAATCACTGCCCGCAAGGATGAGCCTTTACTTCACGCAGAGCGCTCGCAACGAGACTACGCTACGAAGGGCTCGCCTGCCCAGATAATGACTGCTAAGGAATTTGCTACAAAAGAGGTGGGACTTGATGAAGACACAGCCACAAATGTTTTAAAAGAGGCTATGCAGGGCAAAGAAAAGAGCGAGTTTATAGACGCAGATAGCTACAATGATATAGTTAAATTTAAAAACTTTGAGGTGCAAAGAGAGTATGCTAAAGCTTATGACGAGAAGATACAAACTGCACAAGCTAGTATAAATAATGCAAGAGAGCAATCGGCCATAAGATACGCAGATACTCAAAAAGCAATTAGTGAATATCAAAAACAAGGTATGTCACCAAGTGCAATAAGAGAGCTAATCAATGCTAAATTTAAGCCAAGTGCGGATGAGATAGACTACACTAGAGCTTACAATGACGGCGCAGATGTTGATGCTAGACTTGCTGGGCAAGGGATATTTTACGCACTTGAAAAAGATATCGCAGCGCAGGCTTATACTCCAGAAATTTATGCCACAAGGTTAAAACAAAGAGGTTTTAGCGATGAGAGCGTGCAGGCTTTTACGCAGGCATATGCAAACAAAGATATAGATATCGCTAAAGAGTATGTAAATAAAAAAGTAGCTGATGCGTATGAAAGTAGAATTCAAAGAGAAGTAGCTGATGAGATAAATTCAGAAAATAGAATAAATATAAATAAAGACGGGGCGTATAGCGGGCACCCTATGCTCCACCCCGATGAGCCTAGTATAGGGCAAGGAGACTTAAAAGGAAATTTAATTAATGAAACAACCAAACAAGAGGATCTAAGCTCACTCAGGGCAAAGATAGAGCAAGAAAACAACATTGTGCCTATTAAAGAATTTGGCACTAATTACGCTGAGTTTTATCATGACGGCAAAGGTGCAATAGATAAACTTTTGACTGAAAGAGATGGTCAGGTTGCAGGTGCTTTTTATAGAAAAGAGTTAGGCGATATAGATCTTGTTTGGGGAAATGAAAATTTTGGTTTAGCGCATATTTTAAAGCGTAGAAGTGAGCAATGGGGTGAAGAAAAAGCTATTAAGTTTTTATCACATCTTGACGAAAATATAAAAAATGGCGATATAAGCCAAGCACAAAATAAAAGAGTTGCCATTAAGACAAATAAAACAACGATTATTTTAGACAATATGGGTGAGAATAAATTTGTTTTAAGTGCGTATCGAGATAGAAGTAATGCAAAGTCGGAAAACGCTAAGTTTGTTCAGTCTAGCGATATTATAAGCAAAGACATTGAAGCTAACGCAAAGGATAGTTCTGTTCTTTTGCCAACCGACGATCACATTATATCCCAAAAAGGAAATTTAATCAATGAAGAAGCAAAGAATAGCGCCTTACCAAACGGCGTTTCTGGTATCGGCGATAATGCAAGCGGAGCAAGAGGGCGACAAGGAGGCGATGAGGAGATATTACGCCAAAGCGGACGCAATACTTCAAGCGCTAGCCAGACAAAGCAGACAGCCAAGAGCGATGAGCAAATGGAGCAGCGATCAGCCTTTAAAACAGATGGCGATACTGATGCCACAGCTTCAAGCAAGCAAATGGTGGAAGAACAAGGAAGCAGCGCTAGCATCGGCAGCGAGCTGAGGGTAAACTCAAACGCTCATCTAGGTAGCGGCCTAGTCGCAGGCACGCTAAATTCTATCGATGAAGATGGAAACTTTAATCCTGATAGATTTACCGCAGGATTTTTGGCTGGGCTTGCTGGCAGTAAAGCAGTGGCAATAGCTGCAAGAAAGATGACACCACAACTTTATAATAAGATCTTGGGAACAGCTAAAAAGATGCCTCAAATGGCAAAAGATAATCCTAAACTTCTAGGCAAGCTTTATGCAAACGGCAAGGACGTAAGCTTAAATTCTTTTGCTGGAGAAAAAGCGATCACGGCAAACGTCGGCAAGCTAGATCAAGCTAAAGCAATGCTCGAAAAGGGCGCGGACGAGGTAGAAATTTGGCAAAAGACTGGGTGGTTTAAAGATAAAGACGGTGCTTGGAAATTTGAGATAGGAGACAGCAAAGCAAGGCTAAATCCAAATTTTAAAAGTGGCGGACGCCTTGGCGAGCTACTGGAGCATGAAGAGCTATTTAAAGCATATCCAGAGCTAAAGGACGTTGGGGTTGTAAAAATAGAAGATGAAATACCGAGCGGAGCTGCGCAAAGCGTAAAAAACGTAGCACAAAGAGAAAAGCGCGGAATATATAATGTAGCTTTTAATAATAAAAAATCAACAATAATCCGCAAAGATTTAGAAACAATAGATGAGATAATAAAATTTGAAAAAGGTGAAGCTGACTATATAGCTAATGGCGAACATAAGAGCGGTTATGGGGCTTTGCATATCAAAAAGCACTTAGAAGCTCAAAATAATGGGTGGGTAAGCAAACAAGAGTATCTTAATATGGGTCAAATGTTGCGTAAATCTACAATGCAAGAAGCAGACAATAAACGCATATATACATATTTTAACGATGATGGCGTGAGGTTTAGAGTAGTAGTCGCAATAGGTAAAAATAAAGAGAGGGTCATTAGCTTTTACTCAAACAGAAAGCCGTTAAAGGCAGGGTTGAGCTATAATAGTCAAAATTACGATGGCAACCTGCCTTTAAACGACGATATTATAGCACAAAATGGCACTAAAGGATATTACAGCCCTGCAAATAATGAAATAGGGCTAAGCGATCTAAGTGATAAATCAACGCTTATGCACGAAGTGCAGCACGCCATACAAGAGATTGAAGGGTTTGCGAAAGGTTCGGGTGCTAAAGGCGAAAACTACCGCCTAAGTCACGGCGAAGCTGAGGCTAGAAACGTTCAAAATAGGCTAAATTTAGGGGATAAATTTAGAGTAAAAATAGTAAAAGATAATAACCAAGTCGGTGATGATTATCATACTTGGATACGGGACGAGAGCGACATAAAAACGTTTAAACAAGCTTACAATGACGATGGTGGAGGAGACCTTACCCCTGATTTTACAGAAGCTATGGCAAAAAAAGCTATCGATAGTGGTGAGATAACTGTATATAGCTCAAAGCCTATAAAAGCAGGTAATTTTGTGACGCCTTCAAAAATGGAAGCTAAAAGCTATGCTGGAAGTGGCAAGATATATGAAGAGAAGCTAAATTTAAACGATATATCGTGGATTGATGCATTGCAAGGTCAAGTAACTAGAAATAAAGATATACATCCGCATGAAACTTTTGACGTAAATCCAAACGAGACATTTGTAAGTAGAGAAAACGGAGTAAATTTAAGCCACGAGCTTGAAAAAAAGTATATCCTAAAGGACGGAAGTATCAATGAAGCCGCCGTAAGAAAAGAGGCAGAGCCATTTATAGAAAAAGAGTATAGCCTGGAAAATTTTAAGGCCGAGTTTCCAAACGGTAAGGTAGATACGCCGATAGGAGAGGTGGCTGTAAGTAATTATCAATTTGAAAAATTAAATTTTAAGGGTCGCGAAAAATACTTAGGGCTAATAAAGCCAACTCTTGAAAGACCTGCGTTTGTAGTGGATTTTGAAGATACTACGTTTTTCTTTAAGCCTTTTAGAGATAAAGACGGCATCGTTAAATTTGCTTCCGTGATCAAGGAAAGAGACGGAGGATTAGATGTAACTTCTAATTATCCTATGGCGAATAGAAAATTTGAGCTGATAACAAGAGAAGGCAAAGTAAGATATGTCCAAGGCTCTGTGGCGAAGCCCGTAGAACACTCCTTGGACAATAACGTCCGAAGCTCTGCGACTAAAAGCCCAATAGAACACTCTTCGGACAGTAAGGGTATTATACCGCAAAATGAGGAAAAAGTCTATCACAGCCGCAATATAGAAGAGATAAAGCAAGAGCATCCAAACGTTGAAAAAGAGCTAGACGAGAGCATAGCGGCGATGAAAAAAGAGAGCTTTAATGACGTAAATTTCAAAGATGATCTGATAAGTAAAATCAATGCAAAAGATATAACTACCAAACAACTTGGTAAAAGCGTAGATCTAAGTGATAAACAACTAGCCGTTTTAAAAAATGATATAAAAAATGCAGACTTTAAGGTAATCAGCGATAGTAAAATTTACTTTGACAAGATGGGCAAAGATGGAGATAAAAAGAGATTTTTTATAGATATAGCAGAGGATGGAAAAGTAAGAGTGGATGGGTATAGTAAAAAAGATATAGATACTATCCCGGTAAGACAAAGTGCGCTTGAAGAGCTTGCAGGAGTTGGAGATAGGGCAAGGCTAAAAAATATGAGCTTTGAGGTAAAGGCGGCGTATTTTAATGAGCTAGATCCTATCAAAAAAGAGGCGATACTAAAGACGGCTGAGCTAAATAAGCTAAAAAAGGCAGCTCAGAGCGGAGATAAGTTGGCTGTAGCTAAATTTGAAGAGTTTAAGGCTAGAAATTTAGATGAAAACGGAAATATAAAAGACGGACTAAGCTTGTGCTAGGAGTAAAAAATGAGTGAAAAATGTCCATTAAAAGAGATCCAAAAAAGATCAAATAAGCTGCTTGATCGCTGGGCGCTAAAGGTTGATGATGCCTTTGATAAGTCAAGCGAAAAATTAGACGAGGCTGCGAAGTGGATCGATGAAAACATACCATTTGCTGGCGAGCTACTAAATATAAGAGAGCATGGCAAAGAGATAGATGAACTGCTTGGAGAATACCACAGAACAACGGCTGCTATATATACTCAAGCTGGGCAGTTTAAAGAGTATCTAGGAAAACTTAGCTTAGAAAACAGAAAGGCGATGTTTAAGGCACTAGATGGCGAGATGGATCCAGAAGAGCTAGCAGAACATGTAAGACCACTATATGAAAAGGTGCGTAAAACTATCGATGATGGGGCGCAGGCGCTAGTTGATGCTGGAGCGCTTGAGTCAAAAAATGTCATCAAAGACTACATCAAACATTACTATAAAAAGCATATGGATGAGGCAAAGGAGAATAGCCGTATCGCAAAGGCGCTAAGGCAAAGTAAATTTTTTGCTAGAAAACAGATGAGTTGGGAGCAAAAGCAGTTAAGACAGATCGAGGATGATGCGGCTTTTGCAGTCACAAACACGATCTTAGAGCAAAAAAAGCAACTCCTTAAGGCTCAAACCCTAAAGCTGTTTGCGGATAAATTTGCTAAAGACGCACCACCTGAGGGAGCAGAAGGGCTAAAGTGGGTAAAGATGAGTGATGAAAGTGCAGGCGGTGGCATCAAAAAGTATGGAGCACTAGCTGGCAAATATGTCCCTGAAGATGTCGCTAAAGCTCTAGCAGAGGCTGAGATGCTAGGGCGTGAGATGGCGAAATTTAACAATATGTATTTTAAACTAATCGATCACATCAAGGTAAATGTGACTGTAAAAAATCCCTTTACGCACCTATATAACTTTGGCTCAAATATGGCTCTAGCCTTTTTGCATGGCGACTTTAACGAGGCTATGAAGACAACTGCTGCATTGATGAGAGGAGATAAGCAGTTTAAAAGGTGGGAAACTTTGGCTAACTCGCTAGGGCTTGATAGTCATCTAAGCGACCTTGAAGGTCTGGTAAAGCCTTTGCAAAGTGAGGCAAAAGATGGCATCTTAACCAGGGCGCTAAAAGAGGCGTATATGGCTGAGGGAAGCTGGAGCGGCGAGAAAGCAAGGTATTTTTACTCGATGGAGGATAAGGTATTTAAAATAGCTAGGTTTAAGAAAAATTTAGAGCTGATTGCTAAAGACAAAGGTTTTGACGTAAATGACTTTAGTAAATTTAGTGCAGATGAGCTAAAGGCTGCGATGAAAGATGCGCAGTATAGCTACGTGGACTACTCAACTCACTTTAATGGCACTTTAAAAATGCTTGATAAAACGGGAGTTCAGCCTTTTTTACACTATACTGTAAAATCAACACCAATGGTGCTAAAGGCTGCATTAAAGCGACCAGATAGATTTTTGATGATGCAAGCTGTGCTAGCTTTTTTTGGTGGCAGTGCATGGCTGGGTGCTGATAATGAGCGAGACAATCTAGCAAAGCCAGAGTGGGCAGAGAGTGGCGCGCTGCCAAACTTGGTGGGTGTGAAAAGTTGGATGGAGTTATTTAATACTGGTTGGTATTTTAACTCTGGTCGTTTGGTGCCTGGCTTTAGGTTTGATGGATTTGACAAACTAGAGTTTAATGGAGGCTTTGTCGGAGGCGCTATAAACATAGCAAGTGGCAAGAGTACGCTAGGCTATAAGATAGAAAGTGATGATGATCCTAATGCCGTAAAGATAACAAAGAGGCTGCTCGAGATAGCTAAAAGCTACTTCCCACCGCTCTCGCCTCTTGGACGCTACGGACAGCAGTTAGGAGCGCAGGCTACGGCCGACATTACGGGGCTAGACGTCGCACCTAAAGACTACAATAAAGAGGAGCTAGGCTTTGGCGGTATAATGGCAAGAGGTGCTGGCGTGAGGCGTTTTGATAAAGAAAAAGAGTATGGCAAGGAGCTAAAAAAGGTTAGAAAAGAGTATGAGCAGTTTGTGCCTGTAAAGATACCAAACTCAAAAGATGAAGAGAAGGTGGCAAAGGCAAAAGCTCATAACGAGAGGATCGCAAAGCTAAGCGTGGAGAATCTGCGCGAGGCTAAGGCGAGGGCGGAGGATAAATTTAAACGTATAAAAGAGCACGCGAGTGCCGACGGCGTGAAACTAGACATAGGGCTTTTGCGTCAAAGCAGGCAAAGTGGCGGTTCTTTTGGAAGCTCTAAGATCAAATTTCCAGAGTAATGGGAGCTCCTTTACTTTTAATAAGATTTCGGTTATAATTAACCTACAATTCACCGGGGGCGCTTTAAAGCCCTCACTCAAGATATCCCTTTAAATATTCATTAAAACAGCATAAAATATCATCTATAAAAAGCTTTAGATTTTCAGGATCTATACCCACTACTATGCCATCTAAGTTGGTCGATATACGCGGTGTGCCATCGGTGTTTAGCTTATATAGATTTTCCCAATGTAAAGCCCTATTTCTAATGGTCAGAAGTAGCGAATAACATATCTTTACTTTTTTATAATTTAGCATAGTGCTTTTGCTTTGCCGATTAAATTTAGAGTATTTTGATAAATTTAATCCACGTAGATCGAGTAGATCGTTGTGTATTTTGTTTTGGTCTATCACTCTACACCAATAACCAAATGTTTGGCGTGATATGAAAATGCTATCCATGTCTCCTAAAATTTGTGCTGTTTTATTTCTAGTAATGATTTCGATGATACCAAGTTTTGGTGCTAGCTCGCCAATAAGCAGTAGATTTGCTCTATGCTCATCATCACTAGCGTATGCTTTTAGTCTATCTTCTGAAAAAAGCTCATTAAGTTCTTTTGTCTGCATGTCTAACCTTTTTTTATTGTTGTGCAATTTTATCAATTTTTTATTCAAACCGATTCAACTTGTGTTTCGTTTAAGGTTTGTCTGCCTCAATTACTGGGAGATTGCCAAAGATTATCGTAGGGTGATCACAAGCAAGTAGCGGTGCGGAGCCGGTTTTTCACTTAGGAGCGGTGGCGCAAGTTCGAACACCAGTAGCGGCCAAAGCAAGTAATGAGATAGCTTGTCGGAGTGGGGGGAGAGTGTGAGTTTTTGAGAGCAAACCCAGCCCATTTTGTGGCTTTTGGCTTGGTTTTGGTGTGGTTTTGATGTGCTGGCTGGTGGCGGAGGTGTGATCTTAGTGGCAAAGTGGTTTAAGGTTAGTTTTGGAAAAATGGTCAAAAAATGGCTTGAAAATTTAGTTATGGAAATCATACTTTTCAATACTAAAAATAAAAGAGTGCCTAAAATACGGCTTTTGCTTGTGGTAAAGAAAAGTGCTTTAAGGTTAGAGCGAGTAAATTTGGCTAATTTTTTATGAAAAATGGCGATTTTGTTTAAGGTTGGAGTGGCTTTTTGAAAGATAGATTAGTTTTATTTTTTAAGCTTTGGTATGGTGTGTGGTGCTTGGATGCGTGAGCTTTGGATAGAAATTTATAGATTATTGGCTTGGTGCGTTAGCCTTGGTATTTTTGTTGTGCTATTTAATAGTGCGAAAGTGCAAAATCTCAACTGTCAAAATTTCTTTTACAGTTGTGATTGTGTGGTTTGATAGCGTGATGATGCGGAATGCTTGGACATGCTAGCTTTGGGCGAAATGCGTGGGAATTTGTGGATTGTTTCTCACTTGTGGTTAGGACATTACGAAAAATTACGAGGCAATTTAATATGCCTAGTGGTCTTTGTGTGGGCGTGCTAGCTATGTTGGCTTGGCTGGCGTGTGTGTTGGTTGGTTTGTGTGAGCTGCTTACTAGATCAAAGCTAGCTTAAAATCTTTGATAAAAAAAAAGGGGGGGGGCTATGAACCCATTTGGCCTGCGCCATACAATACTACAGTCACACTAAAAATTTTAAAATTTTTCAAACTTTTTTCATATTGTTGGCGGTTAAAATGGCGATAATATCCAAAAAACGCGCTTTAATCTAATCTGCTTATAAAAAAATAAGTAAAAATTTTCTTTGGGAAGCCAGCCACTTTGCCGCGCTAGCGTTGGAGCTTGCGATCAAGGTGGTTGCGTTAAATTTTTAGTGATCGTAACTAAACGCTCTTGTAGGTGTTTTAGTGGCATCAAAAAAAGATGTTTTTGATAAATTTATAGGGTGTGGCGAGTTCGCCACTTAGTTTTTATGATGTTTTACTTGGATTATAGGTTTGTATGCTGCGTAACCGCTAGCAAAAGAGTATTTGGATAAGCTAGCCTTGGGTCTTGGACTTTTTAGCATAATCATAGGCCATTATCACAAGCAAGATAACTATAGTAACTGCACTTATGGTTAAAATCGCATTCATGTTTGCCCACAATACTAAAAATTTAAAGCACCTTTTAAAATGCTTTAAATTTTTTACAATCTTAAACCCTAGGTGATGAGGCTGCTGACGCCTCAAGAAAGGCCATAATCTCGCTTGTAGAATAAAGTACATTCTTGCGAGTAACTGCGTATTTTCTAAATTTACCATCTCTGACGTAGCGCCACAAGGTTACGGCGTTGCACTTTAGAAGCTCGCAAGCTTGCTTAGTGGTGATAGGGTCTGTTATAGGTAGAAGCGGTGTCATTTTTTATCCTTTAGTTTTTATGGTAGTCTAAAGCCAAGCGCGTAAAGAGGGCTAAAGTCGCTAAAATTTGATAACTTTTCTACTATCTCGGCTCTCGTTGCACGATAATCCGTTTTATGCCAAAAGCCGTCTTCGTCTTTATACTCCCAATACCAAAGGATGTCGTCACAATAGACATAATCGTCTACGTTTCTTTCTCTTTTTATGTATGAGCTTTGGTAAAAATGACTTTTGGGATGTAGTGGCTCGCCTTCGCTTCGTTTCCAGATCATTAAACCGGTGCCCTCTGATTTTTGTATTTTGGGCTTTATACGATAGTCATTAAGCTGCCAATCCCAAGTGGGGGTAATCAATGTTTCCCAAGTAGTTTCTCCAAAAAGTTTAACCTCTATTGTCTCGCCTTTATCGTAAGCTTGCATTACTTCGATCATTTCTTGCGTCGTCATTGTTTATCCTTTAAATGTTTTCAATGTAAAAATAGGCAAGGCTTTGGCTGTCCTCGGCTTCCTTGCGGTATTTCGTATCATAGCTTTTGTTTAAGATGTAGGCTATCTTGTCTTTGTTACAAGCGTAAAACTCAGCTAGGATGGGAGCTAGACGCTGACCTTTGCGGTTGTTTGGTGCAAATCTTAGATAGAGCAGGTCGCAGGCAAGCTGTGGCGCTGTGGTGCTAAAGTCGCTTTTACAGATGCTAGCTTTGTTATCAAGGGCTGTTATCTGAAGATCTATGCGCTCTTTAAAGGCGTGATAGTGCTGCACAATAGGCGACATAATTGTAATCAACTCATCTATAAATTTGCTCGCTTTTTTGTTGATAAATAGCCCCAACTCCTGCGTGCTATCCATCTTTAAAAATGAGTAAGCCATCACAAAGATGGCTGCGTCTTTTAGCTCTGCTGTTGTCATTTGTTTTTTATAACTCCATAGTAGCAAGAATATCGCCTGGATCGTAGATAGTGTAGTCTTTGATAAAGGCATGCCTTATCTCTATGCTGATGCCTTCTGAGCCTAAGATGAGCCCTTTGTCGCAAGTTTTTTCACTTGGGACAAATAAAGCACCACAACTATCAAGCTGTTTTAGGCAGATAGCCATAACCTCGGGGTAGCTTAAATTTCTATAGGCGGAGTTGTTTAAAACTGGGCTAAAAAGCTCATACTTTTCATCGCCGTTAAAATACTCATTGGCTTCTGCTAGGGCTTTGATAGCTACTTCTCTAGCCTTTTTCTTGTCATCTTTAAAGACTGAATAAGGGCTACAAACGTAAATTTTAAAAGTTTTCATGCTAGTCCTTATGATAAGTATTGATAGCTTCTAGAAGAGCTTTTGCTACATCTTTGTCTAAATAGTAGGCTAAATCTCCAAGTGAGATCTCATCTAAAGAATCGATAGCTTTTGCTATATGTATGATTTTTTGCTTTTTTAAATTGCCACTTAGGATATCTAGAAAATCATCTACTTCACTTTCTTCTACATTTATTAAAATTTCCATATCGTCTCCTTAAAATGGTATCTCTTGATCATCTACGTAAAATGTAGTCTCGTCGCTAGGCGGCACATCTTGTTGCTCGTTTCGTCTAGGTGCGTTCCAAACAACGTCATATAGCACGCCCTCTTTGGCGTTTTCGCCAGCCTTAAAAAGAGCTATATATACTTTATAGCCTGGCACTGCTGGCGTCTGTATGTAGCCACTTAAAAAGCTTTTGGTGCCATCTTTGCTTTGTCTGCCCCATAGTGCGCCTATTATCTGTCTGCCACCTTCATAGCCTTTTGGCTTTTGAAGGGCTAGCTGAAAGCCTGGAAAGTCTTTATTTTTCTGTCTATCTTCTGCGCTAGTGCTAAGCATAACTACCTCTATGGGTCTTAAAAATGGAATCATGATAGTCCCGCCTGTGTAGCCGATCTCTTCGCCATCAGCGTTTTTGTAGCTTTTGCGTTTAAAATAGCCTACGTTCATCTTCTCTCCTTTATAAATTTGCTAAATTTTGAAATATCGCTAAAACAAAAACCAAGATAAAAGCCAGTAAAAACCTAAGAGCTAGCTTTTTCATCCTGCACCTCTGCGTCGATAACGTCATCTTCAAACTCGACCTTGACCCCATTTAGGCGAGATAAGAGCTGCTCGGCTGAAACCGCCTCTGGTGGCATGATGGCTAGGCGGTCAAGCATCTTTTCACTTCTGCCAGCTGAGAGGGTAGAGATAAATTTCGCTCTCTCAAAGTCCTCGGCGCTAAGTGTGCCAGTCTCTCTTTGTCTAGCTACGATGCGCTTTGCTTCGCTCTCCATGATCTCATAGCTAGCAGCTAGCAAGACGTTGTTTCGCTCGATATCAACCTTGGTGTTTTTAACTACCATTTGCAGGCTCGATCTTTGAAGTAAATTTCTAGTTTGCTTATCTTCGCTCATAGCTAGAGTTACTTTGTTTTGTAAAGCTTGCGCCCAGTTAAAGTCCTTTTTCCAGCGGTTTATAGAGCTACTTGATCCTTTTAGCCCTAGAGCCTCGAGCTTTGAAGCTAGTTGCTCTTCGCTAATAGGCTTATAATCGCTCTCAAACGTCGCACTTTCAAGGTATATCTCAAAAGCCTTTTGCTGAGTTTCATTCATCTGTTTCATGCTTTTTCCTTTTTTGGCTCACTTGGCTCACAATCACTAAAAAATCGTGAGCCACCCCAAACCCCTAAAAAACGTTATTTTATAAATTCTTTGGCTCATAAGTTTAAACTTCTTGAGCCAGCATCTAAATACGATATTATCGTTATTTAATAGCTTAAGAATTCTCTTTGGCTCACCATTTTTTATATATATAGCTATAAAAAAATTTTTAAAAAGAAAAAAAATAATTTCAAACCAATATAGGGGCAAAAATGGCGAGATTGTGAGCCAACAGCACGCCAAACCCCATAAATACAGCTTTTTGCTGGCTCAAGAAAAATAAAAATCGTGAGCCAGTTATGAGCCACATAGATGTAAAACATCTATCAAACGCCCTAAAATATGACGCTTTGTAGATATTTTTAGCTAAAATCATCGTGAGCCACAAAGAAAGATTAGTTTTCATCGGCTTTTGCTCCGTTTGCTTGGTAGTAACTTATCTGATTTATGATAAGCTCGCCACCATTTTCTATCTTTACGCTATCAAAGTCGAGATTGTCGCTGCTTACTCTAAAGCCAAAGAAGCATCTTGGTCTATCACCTATGCCAGCATAGTTTAGTGTCATCCTCTTTTGACCATAGGAGCAACTTATACCAGCAAGTGTTAGCTCATCACGCAGAGCTTGAGCGAAATTCTTTTGTGTGAGAGGCTTACCGCCTTTGTCGTTCATGTATGCTAGATAAACCTTATAAAGTGGCACTGACGGCACAAAGTAGTCAGGATCTGCAATGATCGCATCTTTAACAAATGTTCGAAGTGGATTTACGCTATCTTTATACTCTTCAAGTTCAGTTTGCATACGTTTAGAGCGAGTAAATTTGTTTTGTTTGATAAGGCGTTTTAACCCGGCAAGCGCCATGTTAAAGATGCCAGCTAGCTCATCATCAAAGCGGTCGCTAAGGCCACGGATCTTTTGGCTATCTTTTACCTCTTTGTCAAAAACGATAAGAAGCATACGTCTAAATACGCCATTATCGATGCCACTTTTTGGCTTTTCGTTGCCTGCAAATGCAAGCTTTGGCTTCTCGTTAGGAAGCAGTGAATAAGGCTCTTCATTTTTTGGGTTTATAGTAATGGCATCTTTTGTGCTGACGATGGCTTTTAAGTTCGCTAGCTGTCCTTTGTCGGTGCCGTTTTTATCGATCTCAGAGCCTATGTTTAAGAGCTTATTTGTAAGTGCGCAAAGCTGGTGTCCTTCAAACTGCTGAAGCTGAAGGGATGAGACGTTGTCTTCGCCAAAAAAGTTTCTGATGGTATCAAGTATAACGCTCTTGCCGTTTGCGCCACTTTTGCCATATAAAAATAAGAAGCTTTCAAACTCATGGCTAGGCAAAAAGCAGTAGCCTATAAACTCCATAAGCGTTTTCATGTCGTCCTCGTCGCTCATGATGTCACGTAAAAATTTATTCCATTTTGGACATTTAGCAGAGGTGTCATAGTTAAATTTTAAGATATTAGTAGCAGCGTCTTTATAGTCGTGCTTATCTTTAAATGTGATGATGCCATTTTTGCTTATAAAGATCGTGCCGTTTAATAAATTTATAACGCGCCGAGGTTCGTGAGATTTCATCTCATCTAAATTTAGAGATAAGCTAGTTAGATCTTCAACTATCTTATTGACATTTTCACGGCTTTGTTTTTTCTTATCTACATATGCAACTACCATCCAGTGCGTATGGATAAATTTAGCTAACGCATTTGTATCTATCTGCATGAAGTGGTTGCTAGCCCAGACGTGCAAATTCTTTTTATATTCGCCTAAGCGATAACCAAGCTTTAAAAAAGTCTGATTTAGACTTGCTACCATGTCTGTAACGTGTGTTTGATGGTAGTTTGTTCGCATAGTTTTGTTTATCTTAAAGGCATCACCAAAGGCTTTTGAGAAACGCTCAAAATTTTTCTCTTCTTCCTCAGTTAGAAGAAAATTTTTTATATAGGCCTTTTTAAACTCCTCGTATCTCTCACCCATTTTTTTCTCTATCTCTTTTGCAGTGTTTAAGACTTCATCGACATACTTGTCATCAAGTTCGCCTTTTACTGGGAAAATGTTTATGAAGTTGCCTTCACTATCTTGTGCCATGATCTCGGCTTTGATCTGGCGGAATTCTTTTATTGGTAAATTTTGTTTAAACTTTTCAAGCTTTGGCGAAAGCTCTGGGAAGTATTCGCAGATCTCGTCTATGATGATATTTGTCGGCTCAAAGCAGCTAAACGCCACCGTCTCAAGTGGGCTAGCGCTTTGAAATTTAAAGGCGTTGTCGTGTAGGTAGTCGCTGATGTCATAGCCTTTTGAAAGGTTTTTGCCTACCATATAAAATAGCACTATGCGAACGCTTCTAGCTACATCTTTGATCTCGTAAAATTTCTTTACTGCATTTTCATATCCAGCCTCATCGTGGTCAAACCAGATAAAGACGTGCTTATCTCTTAAAAGCTCTTTATACTCCTGCCAGCTAGCAGTCACGCCGCCAAGCGTTAGGGCGCAAGTGTTAAAGCACATTAAATTTAGTGCATCCTTTTCGCCCTCGCAGATGACTATGGTGCTGCCTTGATAGTCATTGTAAAAATTTAGCGGAAATGGGCTAGCATGTGCGCCACTCTCGCCTATCCATTTGCCAGACATTCGTTCGCTTGATAGCTCGCCTTTGCTAGCGTCATAGGCAAATTTCTCCCTATACTTGATATTTACCGGCGCGCCGTTAGCGTCTCTAATGATGATGGCTAGGCTTTTATGCTCAAAGCTATATCCTATAAGCTCACGGCTATATGGATCAAAGTTTTTGCCTGGTATCGGAAAGATGGCTGAGATTTGATCTTTGATGAGATCGTAATTTTTAAGCTTGTTTTCTACGAGCTGAGGGGCTATTTTGGCTAGTCTTGCTTTTAGGGCAAGCTCTTTTTTAGCTCTTTGCTCAGCCTCTTTTTTCATACGAGCCTCATTTTCAGCCTTTAAAATAGCTTGATGTGCTTCGTAGGCTGCTTTCTCTTCTTCGCTCATCTCTTTTGCATTGATCGTATTTGGTATACCAAAATGATCGCAAACTTTTTTGGCTGCTTGAAGTGGTGAGATATGCTCTTTTAACTCAACAAATTTTGTTATATCACCACTGGCATTGCATGCAAAGCATTTAAAAAATGCGCCATTAGAGTCAGAATTGATACCAAGACTTGGTGTATTATGATCATGATCATGAAATGGACAAAAAGCATTTCCACTTTTAAACTCTATGCCATAAACACTTTGCACAAAATCTTTAAAATCATGCTTAGATATTGTTTGTTTTATCGTTTGAAAAATGTTATCACTCATCACTTTGCCTATCTAACCAGTTTAAATTGTTTGATGCTAGCTTTTTGAATTTGCTTAAATATCATCTTTATAATATTGACGCTCATCGCATTTCCTGCTTGTTTATAAGTCTGCGTATCGCTCACTACGATTTTAAAGCCCTCAGGAAATCCTTGCAGGCGTAAGCACTCTTTGGGAGTTAGTTTGCGTATGCGCTCGTTCTTTAATAAATTATTGTGTTCAAAACTATTTGAGCTAATCGTAGGGCAAAGCTCAAACTCAGCGCCTTTATTAAAACCTCTAGAGCGCTGTAAAATCTTTGGCTCTCTGCCACCTCCACCCATAGTAGTGAGCGTAGGAGCTAACCCATCCGTATCATAGACGCGTTTTATGCAGTCCGCACCTTTTATATCAAGCTCACCTACAACTTTAATAAATGTATCTGTCCTACGGTGATTTGGTTTTGTAGTGAGAGTGTTGGCGATACTCTCGTTTGCGTTTTTAGGCTCGAATTTTCCGTTAAATTTAGGGTTCTTACTACGGAAATGCGTTAAAGCCTTATCGCTCAAAAAGTATTTTTCATCTACACTCGTATCCAAAAAATCAGCCAGTCGTTTGTAGCCAGTTTTTGGAGCGATGCAGAATGCGTGATACTCTTGCGCATCTAAAAAGCCTACGATATAGAGCCGCTCCCTATTTTGCGGTATGCCGTAGTCTTTGGTGTTTAAAATCTCGGCGTGGCAAAAATAGCCTAGCCCTCGCAAAGCATCTAAAAAACTTTGATAACTTTTGCCGCCATTTATTGACAAAAAGCCTTTGACGTTTTCGTAGATGAATACCTTAGGGTGGGCTTCGCTAACAATTCGGTAAAATTGCCATATTAAGTTGCCTCTCTCGCCATTCTCACCTGCACGTTGCCCTGCTGTTGAAAAGTCTTGACAAGGGCTACCGCCGATCAAAATATCTATTTGCTCAGCGTAAGCTTTGGCATCAAGGTCTCTTATGCCCTCATAAAAAGTTAGCGGAGCATCGTGGTTGGCTAGATAGCTTTTGCGAGCAAATTTGTCTATCTCGCAGGCAAATATCATTTTTACACTATCAAAGACTTTTTTGGCAGCAAATTCTGGTGCGCCTATACCTGAAAAAAGAGTAGCAAGTGATATTTTATGCATCATCCACATCCGCAAAGAGGTTGTTCTCTTTGATAAATTTCTTTAAAACTTCTATGACCTCTTGTGCAAACTCGGGGTTTTTGAAGCGAAAACGCCTAAAGTAAAAGTAGATAGCGGCTTTACTTTTGCCAGTATGTCTTGCGACGTAGTCAGCTATCTCGCTCTCACTTGATGCACATTCAAGGGCTTTATAGTATGTATCTGCCACTTCATCAAAGTGCGGGCAGAGGTAGTTTTGTTTCACAAAAAGGGCGTGCTCGTATATCATAAAGCGATCATGTCTGTCATGCTTGCGGTCTAAATAACTTAAATTTTGTAAATTTTTCTTGCAAGTCTCAAGTATGCTGGCGTGATCTACACGTATATACTCCCTCATCGCACTCATGCTAGCCCCTTTTTTTAAAAAGCAAAGCTAATATGCCAAGTGTCAGCATAGCACCGCCTACAAAAGCACAAACAACCACGGCAATAACGCTTAAGGCAAATTGCTCAGTCATTTTTAATCCTTTTTAATCAAATCACGAAACGAAACCCCAAAGGAGCCAAAACAATGAACGAATACGAAATAGCCCTAGAACTTGTAAAGCTCGCCGCGCAAGAAGGCGCCTTTAAACCGTCCGAAAAAGACGAACTCGCGCGAGATATCGCTAAAGCTTTTAACGATATCAAAGCCGCAATCTTTAAAGACGACGAGCGCGGCAAAACTGCCACTAAGACCGACGCTTAGAATAGTCATCCTCGACGGTAACGAAATACCCGTATAAAGCTAGTACCACGCGTCGGGCATCATAATCTCTAAAGCGCCTTAAGGCTCTGACCGTTTCGTAAAGAACCTGAGAGGGAGACTTCGCGGCCAGTTTTTCGTCCGCTTTTACTTCGTCTTTCGCCGTTTTCGTCTCCGCCTCCGTCGCGGTCTTGCCCGGCGTTTCGTCCGCGCCGTCTAGCTTGTCCATAAACTTTAGTAGCCGCGCTACTACGTCGCTCGGCGGCAATTGGACGTATTTTAACGCGTATTCTAGGAAGACTCTGGCGTCTTTCGTCTCTACGCCCACGACCTCTGGGTAGATAATATGGGCGGTTTGTTTTCGCTCGTTCGCATCCTTTAGCTTGGCTTCTAGGACGCTAATCTCAAACCTATATTTATCCAACTCGGTTTGTAAAAACGACCTTACGGCTTCTTGTTTTTCAAACTCACACATCGCTTCTCCTTTTACTAAAAATTTCACCTTCGCCTTGGTAGATCCAGTTTTGATTGAGGTTGTATTTTTCACTAAGTCTCATCACCCACTCGTAGGGGATGAGCTTGCGGCCGCGTTTGACCTCGTTAAAAAAGTATTTTGTAGTTTCAAGTAGTTCGCAAATTTCCGCGAGATCTAGTCCAAAAATCAGCCTAATGCCCTCGAGCCTTTCACCGACCTCGGTTAGAGAGATGTAATCACTTGCTTTACGCCTCATGAATAGTCCTTTTTTAGCCAAAAATGGCTATAATCTAGGGTTAAAACAAAAGTTTTAATTTTTAGGCTTGTTTTTAAAGCCTCTAAATCAAAAGTTTTTATTTTTAATGAGTGAATTATACTATCAAATAATAGTAAAGTCAAGAGTAATAATATCAAATTTTATCTTAAAAGGATGAAAAAATGGAAAATTTAGAAGCTATTTTGGCGAGAATGCGCGCTGTGCTCGGAGTAAAAACAGATAAGCAGATGTGTGAAATTTTAGAAATTCAATATGGAACACTCGATAATTGGAAAAATAGAAAAAAAATCCCGAGAGGGAGGCTTTTGGAAATCGCCACAAAGCTAAACGTAACGCCTGAATATCTAGAGAGCGGAATAAATATATCAGGTGGCAATAATCAAATCGGCAACTCAAATATACAAAACAATGGTTCAAATGAAAAAGAGAGAGGCGAGATATGGAGCGAGTTTGTAAGGCTCTTTGATGAATACGGCAGTAACGCTATGCTTAGAAAATTTATCGAGCGTCTAGAGGAAGAAAAAGAGAAATTTACTAAAGGAGAGTAAAAATGCTTGAGCAGGATAAATACTGGACAAAAAACATCGGTCTTAGTGTAAATGATAACGAAAATGAAATAAGTGTCTTTGAGGTAAAGGAGCTGATGCTTTTTAGAGAAGATGCTAAGAGTAATGCAGGGTATGGAGATGACAAAATGTTGGCTGCTCAAGAATTTCTAGAATTTTTGGATATAGAATATCATGAAATTTTAGATGCTGATTTTGTTATTAAAGATAAAGATGATCCTGTATGGCTGTGGGTAAAATTTTCTCAAGGAATTGGCAGAAAAAAGAGGGGCGATACAAAAATATATAACATACAAATCCACGGTGGAAACAATCAAATAGGCAACGGAAATACTCAAAATAATAATGGAAGTAAAGCGTGATAGATGAATTTTTAAAAATGCTTTGTGAAGCGATATTTGCCGGGATCGGTCATTGTGCTATTTTAGCTCGTGATGCGATGAATAATCTCTTTTTGTATATACTCTATCATCCAAATCCACAGATCTTATATTATCGCCTTTTCGGGGCTATGATACTTTTTATGATAGTGACTTTTTTGTTTTCAATATATATGAGCAGAAGAAGACGCAGACTGAATAGATCAAAAAAAGATGAACAGCATAAAATTTATGATGAAGATGGACGCACGATCATAATAACTGGTGGAAACAACCAAATCGGCAACGATAATACGCAGAATAATTACAAGATATAGAGATAATGAAAGAAGTGGTTTTACAAAATTTCGGTTTTATTTTACTTGCTTTTTCTGTGTTACTATTTATTTTAATATATCTAGTTTTAATTTTTATTGGTTATAAACCAAGAGAGACAATAAAAACAATATTAGCCACCATATCCTATATTATACTTTATTTGCTAATTGAAGCCATTCTTTGCCGTATTATTTTTGGCAAAGAATATGAGTATTATGTGGGATATTATTTATTTTATTTATTTGCAGCATATATAGACTATAGACCTCGTGACTTAATACGAAGTAGCTGCATAACTATCATTTTATCTATTATACTAGCTATTGGTGGCGACGGGAAAGAATCTTTTTATGAGTTTTTGATGAATTTTACAGTAGGTTTTATATCAATAAATTTTACCTCTATAGTTTTTCTATCATTGCAAAAATTGATAAATTTTACTAAAGAACAATGGATGCAACATAAAATTACAAATAACATAAATGCAAAAACTATATCTATTGACAATGAAAATGATGTTGCAATAGAGAACTCTCGTGTTCTTAATGCAGAAATCAATACTTTAGTAGATACTGGGAATATATCAGAAAGCAGCATTCAAAATAAAATTCCTGATGATTTTACAAAAAATGAAAAAATATAAATTTCAAATTTTAATTAGAATACATATTGGAACTAGGCAAGCAAGTTTAGAGAATAGAAATAAATTATGGCGAATTACAAACATATAAAAAGGAGAGGATATGGGCAATGAAAAACAATCTAATATAGATGTTGTTCAAAAAAGACTTATTTCTGTTTTTAAAGATGAAACAAAAATATCCGCACTGTCTGGATTGTTGGATATGATAGAAAATAACTCTTTTGCTACAGCAGTCTCTAATATTGAGAATTTTTATACTAACTATGGTGATTTTGCTACAAAAAAAGAAGAAATAGACGAAATTTTGGATGACGTAAAAGACTCCCAAGAAAAAATAAATAATGCTTATAGCGAAATTTACGATATAGACGATAGGAGCATAGCACTAAAAGACTCGAGTAGTATTTTAAATAATTTAAGGCAAGCCAATAATGATGCTGTAAAAATAAGAAAAACATATATAAATTTTTATGGACAAAAAGACAGCGAAGGTAACCAGACACAAGGTATTGTTTCTAAACTCGAGTCTGCTTGTAGCGAAATAGAAGAATCGGAATATAAAATAAATGAGCTAAAAGATTTTTATGACGAGGTGTTTAATGGGATTACGGATGATAATGATCCAAAAAACAATAAAAAGTCATGGGTAGACTTTTTGGATGAAAAAAAAGAATATGTAAATAATATGATTGAACATGGGGAAAATGACTTTAAAAATTTAAAGAATAAGATAAATTCATTGCTTCCTGGCGCAACTTCCGCTGGGTTAGCTAGGGCATATATGAGACAAAGAAGAATAACGGAAAAGAAAGTAGAAAAGTGGAATCGTATTTTTAATTGGGCTATAGTAACATTTGCTGTTGCTTTCTTGTTTTATTTTATTTTAGCTATATATTTAAACACTTTTGGTTTTGTTGATTTTTTTAAAAGTTTACCATTGTGGGTATTTAGTGGATTTTTTATTTATTACTCAACACAACAGATTTCTGAATACAAGAAAACAGCCGATGAATATAGGCACAAAGAAGCCTTAGCGTCATCTTATATTGGCTTTGAGCGTCTTATATTGGAATCTGGAAATATAGAATTGAGAGATAAGCTTTTAGAAATAGCTACTGATGCTATCGGTGTTAATCCCAGTGATAGAATAAATTCTAGTGGGCAAATTCCAAGTTTAACATTTTTAGAAAAAATTATAGATTTACTTCCATCTGAAAGTCTGAGGAAACTTTATGACAAAATAGGTAATTCTCTAAATATCGCAAAAAATTAATAACTTTATACATTTTTTAGGAAACTCATAATCTAAACTATCCGCAAAAAAGCGGAGAGTTTAGATGGATAACGATTTAGATTTAATCAGAAAAGCATTTTAGCGAATTTGAAAATCATAAGGCATCACAAACCTTGCAAAAAAGTTTTTCTAAATTTTATCCTATGCAAAATAATACATAATATCTTACGCATTATTTTACTAACTCATCTAAATAATCCGCCCACCACTGCATCAGCATCCTCATATCTGCTAAATTTTGAGCTCTATTGTAAGCTTCTCTTACTTTATCCTTGTCCTTGTGTGCAAGGCATCGTTCGATAATGTCGGCATGGCAACCGTGCTCATTTCTTTTTTCATTGGCCATAGTAGAAAACATCGCACGAAAGCCGTGAGAAACGATCTCATCTTTGCCGTATCCCATGCGCCTTAGTGCTGTGTTTAAGGTGTTTTCGCTCATTGGACGGCTTTTAGATAGTGCGCTAGGGAAAAGATAGCCTTCAGTGCTTCCGCAAATTTTGGCATAGTCTTTTAATAAATTTACTACTTGATCAGCTAAAGGCAGTCTAAAGGCCTCTTTCATTTTCATCTTGTTCGCTTTAATCGTCCAAATTTTAACGGATAGATCAAACTCATCCCACTGGGCGGCTCTAACGTTAAAAGGTCTCATGGCGGTGTAGATCGCAAGCTTTAATGCGACTTTTGTTTTTATGTCGCCATTATACCCATCTACTGACGCAAGTAACGTGCGTATCTCGTTTTCATCTGTGATAGTAGGGAAATTTTTAGGCTTTGCGGTTTTAAAGGCGTATTTGAAATTTATATCGGCTACGACATTGTGAGCGATTATCTCATAGGTGACTGCGTATCTAAAAATTTGATTTAGCAAGATAAATACACGCTTGATGGTTTCTAAATTTCCAGCTTTTTCTATGATCTTTAATACATCTATTATTTCTACTGCTTTTATATTATCCAATGGCCGATCGCCTAAATATGGCGCAATGTGCTTGTTAAAAATCAAATTTTGTTTTTTTAAGTAGTTTGGAGTTATGTTTGCGGATTTTATATCTAGCCATTTTGCAGCGATATCGTTTAGTGTCGTTTTTTCGCTTCTCTTGCTTATGAGCGGATCGACACCCTCTAATATCTGAGCTGCCAACTCTCTGCGCTTTTCTCTAGCGGCTGAGAGGCTAAGGTCTGGGTATCTTCCTAATGCCATGCGACGCATTTTTAATGTAAGCGGGCTTTTATACTCAAATGCAAAAAATTTACGACCACTTGGCTCGACAAATATAAATAAATTTTGTCCGTCGGACTTTTTATAAACTTTATCTTTTGGTTTTAAGGCTCTTATGGCTGTATCCGTTAAGGGAGGGTTGATCTTTGGCAT